AATGGTTGGCGTGGTGCTGTTCGTCCTGGTGCCATTGGAGTTGGCGGCGCCGGAGCCGCCTACGCTGTCTGGGAAATCGGCAGAGAAATCCTGGCAAAGATGGCTGCTGGAGGATGAGTTGAGTCGGAAGTTATCAGATTTGAGTACCCGGTTTCGCCCGCTGGCGGTGGAGCTGATCGCTCGCTGCGCCCAGGAGGGAATCCCCTTGATGGTGCTGGACACGCTGCGGACCGAGGCGGAGCAGGACGAGAACATTCAGAGAGGAGTGTCTTGGACGAAGAACTCCAAGCATCTTCCCCAACTTCCTGAAATGCGGTCTGAGGCGATTGATGTCGCTCCTTACGCCATGTACCAACTTAAAGGCCCCGACAAGCTGCAGTGGGATGGGAACGACCCAGTGTGGGAGAAGATTGGAAAGATTGGCGAATCTCTTGGAATGGTCTGGGGTGGGCGTTGGAAAAACCATCGGGATAGCGCTCACTTTCAAGGCCCGTGGACAAAGTTATGACAAAACGGAAGAAAAAAAGAAAGCACCTTATTCGAGTAACTGAAATGGGTGAACTGAATGGTTTTGACTCTGCCGATGGAAAGATCCGCCTGTATCACCTTAAAAGTCCACGTACGGAAACCAAACAGATTTACGTTATGACACTTTGCCAGATGGAAAAGGTCTATACGAGTGATGTTCGTCTGATGCAGCCTCACAAAACAATAACCTGGCATGGCCCAGTTCGGTTCGGCGTAAGTACTGACGGACCCATCAATACGAGTTACTAGGAGGAACCACGCTCAACCTAACTCCAGAACAGCAGCACAGATTGACACTTGGCCTTGCGGTCTGTTTTCTGATCTCAGGGTGCAACCAAAACATCGTCCAGGCGCAGCCCCATCTTGGATTCACGCCGACTAGCGCCGTGGTACTGGCCGCTCCCGGTGTGTACTACATCGGAGTAGAGGCGCTATTCGGACAGGCACCCCCGCTGCAATCATTTGACCTTGGTTTTTCACTCCCGGTTGGAGCTAGGGTAGTCTCTCTTCAGGGCACATCATCCTTCCGAACGGCGTGTAACGCAGGGCAGTATCTCGCACAAGTCTGGATTGATGGAACCCCCTACCCGATGAACCACAAGGCTGCTTACGGGGGCGGCGAAACGCATGAGTGGATTGACTACGCCATTCCCATACCAGTGATGAACGGAATCGCGCGTGTCCATGTCGAGGCCGACCCTAACTGTTTGGACAATGCGCGACCTAGCACCTGGGAATTTCAAGGTTTGCTTCAGATTAAATGAAAGGAGGAACCATGAAGACTTGGATTCTGACGCTTTTTCTTGCGACTAGCCTTCTTCTCTTGGCTGGCTGCCCGAAGTTTGAAGAGAATGCTGAAGCGGCCATAGCCGGCGCTGGAGGGATCATCCAGCAGGCAGTTGACAAGTACGAACCTGTTTGCGTTCCAGAACCCGACAAGCAAGTTTGCCAACTCATCAAACACGCTGCTGCTCTTCAAGCCTCAGCCGTTGATGCCGTCAATCTCTATTGCGGTGGACCGGGATGGAATGAAGGTGGTCCCTGCAACCCACCCGACAGCAAGGATGCTCTGAATCACGCCAAAGAACGAGTCAGGTCTGCGGTGAACAACATGAATGAAATCATCGCCAACGTACAAGGATGGTTGAAATGACAGCGAAAGCGATTCTCGATTTGGTTCTGTTTTTCCTCGGCGGTCTGGTGAAGAACACGCCCAATGATGTTGACGATGAAGTGCTGGGCTACATCCAAGCAGCCTACGCCAATATCAGAAAGGCCAACCAAGCTCCAGTATCGAAATCAAGGTTGGAATCCTGGGAAGTGAAGGTGCCTTGGTAATGCCGAAAACGAAAAAAGAAGAGAAGGTTTGTCCAAATTGCGGTTTCTGCCCGACCTGCAAACGCCCAATGCAAACGGCGGTGCCTTGGCCTACCTACCCCTGGTATTGGTTCGGCCCCTACTATCCCTACCCGCCACAGCCCTACGGAATTCCAATTGCGATTTGGGGCACCACAACAGTCATTGCTGACTGCGGCGATGATCTTTCAAGCGGAAACGTATCATTTTATTCTGTCCAAACCAACAACACCGCGCTAACCGCAACGGCTGTTAGTAGAGGCCCGATTGCTTAGGAGAGAATAATGGCAGTCCATCCAAGAAACTCTTCGCACAGAAGTTCTCATCGGGAAGAACGCCTGCGAGCCGGCCTAGCTGCTTCTCCGGCCGAACGCCAGAAATTGATCGAACGATTCAAGAACCAGCCGTTTCCGATGCGAGGACTCAATCGCAGGATTCGGCCTGTACCGCTAGGGAGGATTTGAAATGGCAGAACTTGGATCAAGAACAATGGTGCTGTTGGCAAGCGTAGTGCGAACTGCTTCCGGGCAGGGAGGTATTATTGTCCCTATAGGAAGATTCACATCCGCCAGGATTTGGCTAAATGTTACAGCCGCCAGTGGAACCAGCGAAACCTTGAATGTCTTGATCCAAGATGGGATGCGTGACATCCAAGCCGGCGCGGTGGAAGGAGACGCTACTGCCGGAGCCTATGTCTGGGACGACTACGGTGCTTTTGACCAGATGACAGCGGTCGGAACCGACTACATCCGCACAGTGGGTGGAGGGAATGTCGTTCATACCGGATCTGACTCAGCTCTCACGGCTGGTACGGTCCGCAACGGTCCAATCGGTGATGTCTGGCGGGTGGACTGGAATATAGCAGGAACCAACCCATCATTCACTTTTTACGTTCTCGCTCAATTGATTGTCTAAAGTGAGGGGTAATTGTGGTTTCTAGTCTTGTTGATTGGCCTGTTCGTGGGGTCTCTGGTAGGACTCGCATGGGTTCTCTACCAAGTGGGCCGATGCCGGAACCCCGACCAGGACTTGATGCGCTCACACCGAGAGAAAGACAAATTGCACTCTTGACGCTGGAAGGATATTCGGGTCAACAGATTGCTCGATTGCTCGAAGTCAGTTTCAGCGCCGTGCGGCAGAATATGTGCCGCATCTTCGACAAATTTGGTGTTCATACCTCGCACGCATTTGTTTGTCATTATTTCAACACGATATGGAGGCCGTACCATGAAGAGAAACACACTACCAGGAACTCTCGCCGTGTTCCTCATGCTGGGCGGAAGCGTGTGGCTTAGCGGGCAGCAAACCCCATTGCTGGACCAAGCCGATGTGCAGGCAGTGATTGATTTCTGTATGAGTCCTACGGGAGAGAAGCTCATGCAACCCCCCGAACCAGGAACGGATCGCGCTCTCTTTTGTGGTGGAATCGCTATTGGCCCAGCCCTCGCTCTTGCTGGTATGGTGCGAAACACGCAGGTGCTTGAAAGTCACGAAGTCCGACTGGCACTGGCTGAGACGGCTATTGCACAACTACAAGCTGATGTAGTTGCCCTACAAGCTCAGAGTTCCGCCACGCTTCAGCCACAGATTGACGCGATCAACATCAAGCTGGCAAACGCAGCAACATCCTTGCAATAGGAAACGAATGGCTCAATTCGCACGACCGCATAAGGAGTAAGGGTGGCAACACACCGCATTCATCTGATTGGTTCACAAGTAACCGTTGACGGTGGTGGGCGTATCGTAGTTGAGCCATTCGACGTTACCCCCAACACCACCAATGATGTTTGGAAGCACAAGGTCGTTCGATTCAAGAACAACGACGGGGTAGCCAAGGATGTCATCTTTGGTAAGTTTGGGATCCCGAAGAATTATGTAGATACTGCAAACCTAATCGTCGTTTGGAGTACAAACCTTACGACCCTTGATGTTGTTTGGGATTTTGACTATCGAGCGGTTGGCGGTAATGATATCGAATCGCTTGACCAGTCTGGTTTTCAGGAGTCAGTGACAGGAACAGATGATTCCCCCAGCGCCGCATGGGAACGCCTGGAACTCAGTATTGCCTTGACGGATACTAACTTCGCGGCAGATGACACCGTACAGTACCAGTTCGGCCTAGACGGCCTCGATGCCGCTCACACTTTCACTGGCAATGCTGTGCTCTTTGGACTCTACTTTGAATACAACGATGCCTAAATGGACTGTTTGGACTGACGAAGGATTAAGCGGACATAGATGGTGGCCGGCGGGAGGAATTGGAATCGTCGGCCTGGCGGTGCAGATTGATAACGGACAGTGGTTTTGGTTTGAGTCAAAGTTCTATGGATTCATTGATGGCCTGCCGGAAGGCCGACAAGTACCCGATGGGATGACAAAAGTTAGACACGGTGTTCAGGTGACAGATTCCGAAATGGAGAGAGTGCGTGCCGAAGCCAAGAGTGAAAGTAGCCTTGAATTGCTCAAGTCTTAGTCAGGCGAATAGGGCACAGCGAGAGCTAGAGACACAACTAGCCACACGTCTGCTTGATTCCGAACCCACCATTCCAACTGTGTCTCAAAGCCGAACGGGTTGGCGAGTAGTCGCAGACACTTTCTTCCAGGTTCGCCCTGCCGCCGAAGCAGTTAAGGTATGGATAGAGGCCAATCGCACGCTGCTGAATGCCCTACCTGGGTCGTTCGTCCATTTCCATCTGTGCCCACATGGAGAGCGAGTAGTTTATAGCTGTCGGCATGACCCCCGCGCAGAGTTTCGACAGGCGAGGTTCTAATGGCCCGCATCTTTGATGGAACCGATGATGTCATTGTGGCCCCGAGCAACAGTGTCGCAGGGATTAACGGCGCTTTGTCCTCTTGGGCGATGTGGGTTTGGGTAAATGGAGATGGAGCAGATAATGTCATCTGTCAAGAAAGTAACTTGACTGGGGGACAAGAAAATCAGTCTTTCTTTGCTGGTACTCCCACTACGGCTGGTTGGGTGATTACATTTCTTCAACGAACTAATGGACAGGCTGGAACTTGGAGTACGGACGCTGATATTACTAGCGGTGCTTGGCATCACATGGGAGTGAAATACGACCGTGGTTCTTTGTCTAACAACCCAGTCTTCTATGTGGATGGTAGTTCGGTTGCGCTTACTGAAACCACTACTCCCACTATGACAATTCAAACAGGCGAAGACAACATCAAATTCGGGGAAGATGTTGACGGCGTGGACGACCTCGACGGCAGACTGGCCGAAATAGGTATTTGGAATGTTCTTTTGGAAGATGAGGAATTTCTAGCCTTAAGTCGAGGGATTCCGCCCCTTTATGTCCGTAGCACCGCCTTACAGTGTTACCTGCCGCTGGATGGCAACTTCGCCAATGAACCTGAGTTGATTAAGGGAGTTCAATTTGCCGTTACGGGAGCCGCATTCACTGAACATCCCCCACAGGCTTTGGGTGCGTTCGATATGGGTTTAGGGGACTGGCCGGGCGCATTTACAGCAGCAGCAGCACCAGGTCTTAGTATTCCTCTTGCCGCCCACCACTACAAGACAATGCAGGAGACAGGCTAAGTGGCTCAGGTTCTCCGACAATCGACCGCAGTAGATGTCCGCCTTGGCCCATTCGTTGATGTAGGCGATGGATTTACGCCTGAGACTGGTGTGACTATCGCCGCCTCCGATGACAAGGCAGTTCTGAAGGCTGGCGGAGCGGCAACCGTGACAATGGCGGGCGCTTTCGCTGCTGTCACTGGAGCTGATGGTTGGTATGACTATACAGCGGCGGCTGGAGACCTTGATACCGTAGGCGACGTTACCTTTGTCATGCGGGACGATAGTGTGTATCTGCCTGTCTTTGCCCGATTTCAGGTTCTAGAAGAAGATATATACGATGCTCTCTATGCTGTCTCTGCTGCGGCTTTTGATACCAACCAAAGAATAGATGTAGGGATGTGGTTGGGAACCGCCGTAACATTGAGCAGCAGTGCGCCCGACGTGAATGTCCAGTCCCAGGACAACATTGACTTCGGAGCCACTCAAAAGGCCAGCATCAACACCGAAGCAGACACTGCCTTGACTGACCTTCAGTTGGACAAGCTCCTAACCGCAGCGGTCATCGGAGCCAACGTAACTGATAACTCAGTCTTCGCTAAATTGGTCTCCGCCTCCGCCACCGCTGATTGGGACAACTTTGTAAATACCAGTGATTCACTGCAAGCAATTCGTGACGTGGCCCCACACGGTACAGCCATGCGGGGGACAGACAGCGCCCTACTTGCCTCCTCTGCGCCCACCAACTTCGGTGACCTGTCGATTACCGTCACAACTGGACTCGTTGACATCACCCAAGCAGCGGCGGACAAAGTATGGTCAAGCGCGACTCGCACACTGACTGCTTTCTCAACTGCCCTAGCTCTGTCGGTGTGGGATGTGCTTGAGAGTGCCATCGTGACAGCCTCTACCATCGGGTTGAAACTGAAGAACAACTTGGACGTTGTTCTATCGACCCGCGCAACCCCCGCACAGGTGAATACCGAGGTGGACAACGCTCTCAATACCGCCATTCCTGGCGGCCCGACAGCAGACAGCATCAACGAGCGCGTTCTAGCAATTGACGACTTGTCACAAGCTGCCGGCGCTGGAGACTTGGCTGCAATCCTGACGGATACGGGAACAGATGGCGTATTGATTGCTACCGGGGCCATCGTTCCCACTACCTTTGCCGCAGGAGCAGTTGACGCCGCCGCGATTGCCGCCGCTGCTATCGGTGCGTCGGAATTGGCCTCTGATGCGGTTACGGAAATCAGAGATGCAATCCTGCCAGTGACCAATACGGCCTTGAGCAACATTGAGTTTCTGTTCGTGTCCAGTGGCGACCACGTAACCCCTGTGACAGGAGCCACAGGAATATCGGGCAGCCGCTCAATTGACGGCGGAGCCTTTGCTGCCGTTAGCGGAGCCATAGCGGAGGTTGCGAACGGTATCTACCAATTCGATGCTCTAGCAGCGGATATGAACGGCGGAATTATCACTTTCCGGTTCCTCGCTACCGGCGGAACTCCCGCAGCTCCCGACGACACGTTTCTGACCATCGTGACAGGCATAGGCGTATGATTATTTACCATCAGAACAATCGCGGAGCATTTGCTCGCAACCGCATTTTCTTATGGGTGGGCCAATCCTTTCTCCACCCTCGGATTTCTATCAATGGTGGAGCCGCACCCGCACCCGCAGTTGTCAATGTAACGCATCAGCAATTGAGAATGTGGCGGTCTTCGATGTGGCTGTTCTTGCTAGAACCTGTTCGGAGAATTGTGGAATGGGCAAACTCTTGATGTGGATTGGGCGGTTTCTGTTCCGCCTAATTGGCTACCGCGTAATCATCATCCCGAAGAACTTTGACTTGGTACTACCAGTGGCGAAGAAGTTGATGACTGCCTTAGAGAAGAAAGGGCCGTCTGACGAATGGCGTCGCCATCAGGCCCAGGCAGCCCTGATGAAGATTTACCCGAAGGTCAATACACGCACGCTTGACTTTGCTATCTCGGTTGCGCTTTGGAGTTGAAATGGCAGGACGATTTCCAAGTCGAGCAAAGGCGGGAAAGATTCTCAGCGACAAAGAGGTTCGCGGAAAACCACTGACGGAAAAACAACGTGGCTTGTTTGGTTTGATTGCCTCGGGAAAGAGGCCGACAAAACTCAGAGATCGCGCCCGACGCACGGCGCTGGCGAGGAAGAGATAAGTGCTTGACCCGCGGCAACTCGCAGTTCTCGATACCTGGCTGAGAGATCGACAGCGGGCGAGGACTGACCTGTTCTGGTTGTTGACGGAAGTGCTCCAGTACCGCGACATTGAACCCAAAGTTCACATGCCGATCATAGAGCATTTACAGAAGTTTCCCGGCGGCGCCGATTATGTGAACAAGTGGAGCGGGAAGTTTCTGAAGTACGAACCCAAGGTTGACCTATGGAACCTCAAAGGTCCACGGAAGCGACTAATTCTCTATCCACGCGGTCACTTGAAGACCACCATTATCACAATCGGGCATTCAATTCAGTGGGTTTTGAATTACTCCGACATTCGGATCATGGTTTCCTCGGCTACCGGAGAGCAGGTGAAAAAGATCATCACGGAGATGAAAGCCCACTTTCAGTACAACAACAACTTCTGGTTTCTGTTTCCAGAGTATTGCCCTGAGCGTAGAAAGGCTGGTGATTTTGGGACTCAGGAAGCCTTCACGGTTCCTTGCCGAAAACGGAAGTGGCTGAAAGAGCAAACTGTTTCTACTTGTTCGGTAGGAAAAGTTATCGCCGGCGCCCACATGGAAGTCCACAAACATTCCGACTTGGTGGACAAAGAGAACATCCGAACTCCAGACCAGATTCGCACCGTGCGTGACCATTATCGCTACATGGGGCCGCTGTTGGAACGCGGTCCGATCCCACCGCACCACGGCTGGGAAGACATAGAAGGAACCCGTTATGACTTTTCAGATATGTACGGCACTGAAGTCATTGACAAGGAAGAGAAACTGCCAGAGAGTAAGCGCCAGTGGGCCATCCTGATTGATTCTGCTGAGCGGTCTGATGGCACTATTTTGTGGCCGACACGGTTTCCAAAGAGTGAATTGGAGATCGAGAAACAGAAAATGGGCGACGTGCTCTACTCAGCTCAATATCTCAACAACCCTATCCCCGATGCTGGTGGCCTTGCTGCCCGCGAAGAGATTAAGTTCATTCCGCGAGAGATCGTGCGGCGGATTCCGCTGCGTGTCCACTGCACCATTGACCTGCACGGCATGGAGCAGGGAGCGAGGAACGATTTCACCGTCTTCAACGTCACGGGATTCGACCGGGATGCCCGAGCCTATATGCTCGACCTGCGCCATGCAAGATTCACTCCGTTCGAGGTGATAGACAATATCTTTGACATCTTTGAGAAGTGGAAGTGTGATTTCAAGATTGAGAAGGACGCTCACGCCCGCGTTCTGCTTCCGTTCCTGACCCGCGAGATGGCGAAACGGAGTAAGTATCCAATCATCATTCCGATTCATCGAGACACGCGAGTTTCCAAGAAGCAGAGAATTTGGGGTTTGCAAGCGTGGTTCAAGGGAGGAATCATTCGTTTCTGCGAAGACCTGGATTCTCGACTGGAACTGACTCAAGAGATTCTTCGCTTCTCGCAGAGTTCCAGCTACCACGATGATATTCTGGACACAATGGCTGACCAGATGCAGAACCGCGAAGGGGGAGTGACTTACGATCTTTACCCCGACGAACAGAAAGGCGAGAACGTACCTGATTACATGCGTTCAAGATCGTTCACAGGCTTCGACCCAATCACAAAGGGAGCCAGGTTTCTAGGCGACGAGACAAATCAAGCGAGTGAGTGGTTCCATCCAGGGACCGGATTATGATTAAAAAACTACTGTTGTTGCTTTTCCTTTTTGTTCCTCCGGCTTGGGCTGCCGACTGGCCGGCTTCCGAACTATATCTTGGCCCAAGTTATCTGCGGGTTGCAGAACAGGACTTGGCTGGCGTACAGGTAGGGATCACGGTAAATCGTTGGAAACATCTCAGCCTTGTTGGAACTTTTGGGTATCACGGAGGAAACCAGCAATCCCTTCAGCTTGACTCGGGAGCGCATCATCCGCCTGGGCGCTGTGACGATGAACCTTCCCACTTCAGCGACCACGACAACGACAACGATAATTCCTGCCCGATCCCCAAGCCGGAGCCTGAGTTTGTAACCAGCGGCGTGGGGGATGTCTATACTTATCTGGGTGGTGTGCGGATTCGGAAAAAGTTGATAGGACGGCTGGCCGGATTCTCACAAGCCCAGGCAGGCGGTGCTCGAGTCGGAGACGACAATGGACTCGCGCTTGCGGTGGGCGGGGGAGCACAAGTCTCAATCAATCAGCGTTTCGCAGTAGAGGGTCGAGTCGAATATCTACGGATACGGATTGCTGGTAACTACCTTAATGGCAGCCCACAAGCAACGGTGGGGCTGGTAGTAAGATTTGGCCCTTGGTGGGGAGGCTTTCGGAAACCGTGATAATTCACACGGACACAGTAGAAGCGATAAATGCTTTCTTCGAGGGCATTCGGAGCCTGGGTGTCGCCGGGCATGCTGGAAGTTTTGTTTCAGGGATTGCCTTTTGCGTGTTCGCCTTGTGGGGACGGCGTAAGTTGAAAATAGGATAGGATGCCAAACGATAACCGATCCAACGAACCGCTGACCGATAAAGAGAAGCAGCGCGTTCATTCACCCACCGACACCTGGACGGATCAGTTTGCCCAGAAGACAGCCGTACAGGACTTCAACAAGGCATCGAATTATGTGGCCCAGAACCATAACCACAGATGGCGGAATGCCGACGAACTCTATCTGGCCTGGGTGGGTCGGAAATTCTGGCCGGGAACTCGAATTGACCGTTCCAATCTGGGTGTGTTCGTAGCGTTTCAGCAGATTGAATCTCTCCTGCCACGGATGATGTCAACGCTGTTTGCCGACGCTCCCGGGTGGTTCTTTGCCGATGCCTTGCCTGGCACCGAACAGGAAGATGCCCGCCTTGTGCGCGAGTTGATGATTGAGCAAATGCGGCAATCACGGATTCGGGAAGTTTTTCGGCGGTCTTTCAAGAGCGCCTTTATGTATGGGAATGGAATTATTGAATTGGGAATGCTCTATCAGGAAACTCAAAGACCGTTTTTCCGAGTGGATTTCATTCCACAGACCAAGCGAGTTCGCCTGCCATTTTTAGGAGGAATAACTGTCAGCCTTCCAACCGGAGAAAAGAAAAGACGCATCACTGAAGAAACTCGCCAAGAAATAATCAACCGGCCATTCGCCAAGTCAGTTTCCATCAAGGATTTCTTTATCGACTCCAACTGTCCCTCTCCCCGAGTGCAGGACGGACGATACGCCATCAAGCGCGTGTTTATGACAGTGGATGAGTTGGACAGATTGAGAGACGAACCGGGATTCAAGATTCCGCTAAAACTTCAACTTATTCTGATGTCCGAGAACAAACAGACTACCGATAGCGACCGGACAAAAGAAAGTCCAGAAAACATTCGTGGAAATACTTGGACCTCAACCCACGATACTTCCGTTGACCCAGGAGCGAAACGCATAGAAGTGTTGGGTTATTGGACCAAGGAGCGGCATGTGTGGGTACTCAATAGAGAACACACGGCCTACAACATCCCGAATCCTGTTGGAATGATTCCATTCTTCAATGTTTTCTATACCGACGTTTTGGACCGCTTCTACGGTCTTGCTGTGACAGATATTGCCGAGCCGGATCAGCGGTTGATGCAAGGGATCATCAATGCACGCATAGACGAACTGGCTCTTTCGATCCACCGTGGAATTATCAAGCGGCGGGGAATGAGCATTCCTGCCTACCAGCGGCGGCGCTATCCCGGTCGAATCTTGGAGATAGATGGGGAACCCGGAAAAGACATCATACAAGAGGATGTCCAGAACATCACCCAACAGGCGTTTCTTGAAGTTGACTTGGCTGAGCGCCGAGTTGCGAAGTCAACTGGTGTTACCGACACGCCAGTTCTGGGAGTCGGAGCTGGTCGGTTTGGAAACGCCGCCTCCCGCACTGCAACCGGAATCAACACACAGTCGCAAGCTGCCGCTTCGCGCCACGGCTACCTGATTGAAAACAATGAGGATATTGTCGTAGAGCCGATGTTGGATCTATGGCACAAGTTCAACACGCTGTTTCTCGATCCCGATCAAGTGCAGGAGATCGTAGGAACAGACAAGGACATCCTCAAGATTGATGCAGTTCGGGTAAAAAATGCGCGCGTAAAGTTTGCTATGCGAGCTTCTTCCAAACTGCAAGCTAGGGCAGGTCTATTGCAATCGCTTCCTGTGATTTTCGGAACAATCCTTACCCCACCTTTCCTGGAACTTCTAGCGCGGCAGCAGGGAAAGACGGTGAATACTGAAGAAATTGAAAATATGGTTCTCGACGCTACCAACTACCGCCCGAAGCAGGGACTCTTCCGTGATTTGACCGAGCAGGAACAGCAACAGTTGAACCAGCAACCGCAAGAAGAACAAACCCGTATGCAAATGCAAAGTGAACGTCTCCAGGCGCAAGGGACAATGCAA